GATTTGTTCTTGCGGACATGGCAAATGGCGATACAAGCAGAACGCAAGCGATTAGCTACTGAATGTGCAATGTTGCCTTTTGGAGACACTGCCGCCAGCTTCTCTGTCTGGATTGCTAATGGTGGTAAGCCATGAAACCCACTCGTCAGCAAGCAATACGAGAATTGCTTTTAAAGCACCCTCAAGGGCTTACAAGGCAAGAGATAAGCAATACCCTGAACATCCATGTTGCCAACATCAAAACAGCGATTAAAGGGATGCCAGATGTATTTGTGGACAGGTGGATTCTCGGTGGGCATGGTCAGTACCAAAAGATTTACTGCGCTGTGTATGTCCCTGAAGACTGCCCTCACCCTAAAGACAGGGTTTACGCTAATTACAAACCGAAGACTATTTGGCGAGAATTGTCACCAAGACAAATATGAAAGGTGGTTATGAATGAGTTGGCTCTTTTCGCGGGTGCTTCCATGAAAACACATTGGAAAAGTTCTGAATACGCAAGGGAAAAAGCAAAAGCATGGCGATTGGCTAATCCTGAAAAAGTCAAAGAACATCGTGTAAAAAATCGACAAAAGAATTATCGGCAAGAACTCGTCAGAAAGTATGGCGTTGATTCAACATGGTTTGACCAGCAATTTGATAGACAAAACAAGGAATGTCAAATTTGCAATAAGCTACTTGAATGGACAGATAAGCAAAATACGCCACACGTTGACCATTGCCATTCAACAGGAAAAGTCAGAGGAATTCTTTGCAATCGTTGCAATACGGTTTTGGGTCTTTGCGAAGACAACAAAGAATTATTTAAAAATTTAACAGGATATTTGGAATGTCATGGTTAATCAGCAAAGCCTTAATGAACTCGCTCTGTTTGCCGGGGCTGGTGGAGGAATACTTGGGGGAAAACTTCTCGGATGGCGAACAGTCTGCGCCGTTGAATGGGAGCCATATCCAGCAAGCGTACTGTGCGCCCGACAAAATGACGGACTTCTCCCGCCTTTCCCGATTTGGGATGATGTTCAAACCTTTGACGGTTTCGCGTGGAGAGGACTTGTTGACGTTGTTTCTGGAGGATTCCCGTGCCAAGACATATCAGCCGCCGGAAAAGGCGCGGGGATTGACGGAGAACGATCAGGAATGTGGAGTCACATGGCGCGGGTGGTTGGCGAAGTACGACCCAGATTCGTGTTCGTGGAGAACAGCCCAATGCTCGTTACTCGAGGACTTGAACGAGTCCTTGGAGACCTTACCGCGCTCGGGTATGACACGAAATGGACTGTTATGGGAGCTGCCGATGTTGGAGCAAACCATCAAAGAGACAGAATTTGGATCGTTGGAAAACTGGCCAACTCCGGATGCCAATTGCGGGAAAAGAGGGACGCAACCAAATTGGCAACCGAAGCGCAAATCAGGACAAACAGCGCAGTACACAATCAACCAAGCAGTGCGGGACAAAATGTTTCCAACACCGACTTGTCACAACAGCAAAGAGGGAGCCTATCCAGCGGAATACAACCGCAAGACTCCTACGCTTGCGACTCACGCTGGTGGCAAGTTGAACCCGATGTGGGTCGAATGGCTGATGGGGTGGCCGCTGGCGTGGACAGACTTAAAGCCATTGGTAACGGACAAGTCCCATTGTGTGCCGCAACAGCATGGAAAGTATTAACAGCATGAGTAGAAGTTACGCACTGAGAAAACTTTTGGAGCATGGTGGCCTAACCCGCCGGGAGATCATTGAGATCACTGGCTGGAAGGTCAAGCAAGTTCACTACACATTAGCTTACTTGGCTGAAACCGCAGTCATCAAGAAAGACGGAAAGAATTGGGTATTAGGGTAACTACGCATGGCCTACAGTAGAAAAAGCATTTCTAATGCTGGTGACAGATACCAGATTGAGTTGGGTGAGGCCAGACTTTTGTACGGTACTTACCTGACAACAAAGAAGCGAGTCTTAACCAAAGAGCGTATGGAATGGCTAGAGAAGACTTACGGCACTGGTGCTGTCCAAAGGATTAGAGATTTAATGGTCAAACTTCAAACAGGAGAACTTGAATGACAACACAACATACACCGGGGCCGTGGACATACAGCAGCAGCGAGCAGTATGGAGACTGGCGCTTCTATGTCGCCCAAGCAGACGGAGCGCCGTACACCCCGCATTACTCGGATGTCGCTACGCTGATTGCAGAGACAGTTAGCGATGAGCGCCGCTCTATCCAAGAAGCCAACGCCCGCCTGATCTCTGCTGCGCCTGAGCTGCTGGACTTTGCGAAAGAATGGCTTGAACGGCAAGGCACAGACGAAAACTACATGGTGATGAAGGCACGCGCCGCCATCACCAAAGCAACAGGCCAAGAATGACATTTCAATTGATATTTAGCGTAGAGGGCGACCCTGTTGGCAAACAACGCCCAAGGTTTACAAAGACAGGCCGCACCTACACGCCAAAGAAGACTTCTGACTACGAAGGAATGATTGCAGACAAGGCTATGGTAGCAATGGGGCCAGTAACGCCACTAGAAACGCCTGTAGCGGTCTATATCTACATTAACCATGCTATCCCCGCCAGTTACTCAAAAAAACGCAAGGAAGCCTGTTTAAATCGTTTTGAGCGACCAAAGAAGCCTGATCTTGATAATGTGGCAAAAGCCTTCCTAGATGCCATGAACGGAATTGTCTATAAAGACGATGTTCAGGTAGTGAGTCTTCATGTAACAAAGCGTTACGACACTATTGCCAGCGTCCATGTTTGTGTGAAGGAAGAACTGGAATGATTCACTATCACGGGATGCCAATAACGCCAGCAACTGCTGCTGTTGCCGCTGTGCAATCAGGGCATGGGTTTGTTTCTTTCCAGCATCCAGATCAACTTGGGATTGCTGCGGAAGTTTGTCAGTCTTTTGCCGTTGACAATGGTGCTTTCAGTGCATGGAAAAGTGGAAATCCAAGGACTGATTGGTCTGAGTTCTACGAGTGGGCATTTATGTGCAAAAAAATGCCTAACTGTGACTTTGCTGTGATTCCAGACGTTATTGATGGCACTGAGGAAGACAATAATAAACTTGTTCGTGCTTGGCCTTTAGGCAAGTTTTTTGGCGCACCTGTTTGGCATATGCATGAATCAATGAGTCGGCTTTCTTGGCTTGCCAGAGAGTTTCATAGAGTCTGCATTGGCTCATCTGGTGAGTTTGCTGAGATCGGAAACTCAAAATGGTGGGGGCGTATGGCAGAAGCAATGAATACAGTTTGTCCAGATGGTTCGCCAATTTGCAAACTTCACGGTTTGAGGATGCTTGATCCTGAAGTGTTCACAAAACTTCCTTTTTCATCAACTGACAGCACAAACATTGGGAGAAATATCGGAATAGACAACAATTGGAAAAGTGGTAATTATCCACCGCCAACCAAAGAAGCAAGAGCAATGGTTATGAGGCAAAGAATCGAATCTCATAACTCTGCACAAAAATGGATCAAACAACCAATTCAGGAAACACTTTTATGAAAACAACAATCGCAATTTACGCATTGGCAATGACAGCCGCAAACTTGTCAATCTCACATTTTGGCCCTTGGGTTTCTCCGATCAACTCTTTTTTGTTTATTGGACTTGACTTGGCTTTGCGTGACCTATTGCATCAAAAGTTAAAAGCATGGCAAATGGGTTGCTTGATTGTTGGAACTGGTTTGCTAACCTACATTCTCAACCCTGCTGCTGGCATGATTGCTATCGCCTCGGCTGTGTCGTTTACTGCTGCATCAGTGATTGATTGGGCTGTATTCGCAAAACTTACAGGAACATGGATCAAACGAGCAAACGGAAGCAACATTGCTGGTGCTGCTGTTGACAGTATAGTTTTCCCAACATTGGCTTTTGGTGTTTTGATGCCGCAGATTGTTGCCATGCAGTTTGTTGCAAAAGTTGCTGGTGGTGCTGTTTGGGCTTATGTGATTTCAAAGGTAAATAATGAAGATCACACTTTTTAACGCCCAACAAGGCCACACAGCAATCACAGAGGTCTGGCAGAAGGCTAAGCCTTACCTTATGGCTGGTAACAAGCTGGTTCTGACGATTGAACAAGAGAAGCGCAGCCATGAGCAAAACGCCTTAATGTGGTCAGTGCTGACGGATTTATCCAAACAAGTTCCGTGGCATGGCGAAAAGCTGACCAAAGATGAATACAAGGACTTGCTGACTGCTGGCCTGAAAAAGCAACGAGCCATTCCCGGCATTGACGGTGGTTTTGTTGTTCTCGGAACGTCAACCAGCAAGATGACAAAACAAGAGATGACAGACCTGATAACGCTTGCTCACGCCTTTGGTGATGAGCGTAATGTTAAGTGGTCGCCCACAAGCATTGGTTCTGATGACTAAAGACGAAAAAGCGCACAAGCAAGCCGTAGCTTCTTTGGGCTGCGCTCTTTGCTATCACTTGCATGGGCCACACGATCCTGCGCCAGTGGAACTGCACCACCTTAGATCAGGTGGATGGGGCAAGGGTGATTACAAAACATTGATTCCACTATGCCCAGAGCATCACCGAGGAAACACTGGTGTTCACGGTTTAGGAACCCGTGGGTTTGTAAAGCACTACGGAATAACGCAACAAGAATTGCTTGATTGGACGCTTCTAAGGGTTTGTCCTAATGCGTAAACCTAGAAATCTGTGGAAAATTACTTTGTCAACAACAGGAGATGTCCATGAACTACCAAGCCATTGCAACCGCAATGCGAGAGGAAATTGCTAACCCAAAGACTTGCTATATGCCAAACAGTCCAGCGGCATTTGTCCGTCAACGACTTTTCGAGCGAGGCCATTGGCAAGAAGCTACTTGGTTTTGGAATTGCGTATGCCTAGACAAGTTCGGCATTGATGACCTTGACGAACTGAACGATGAACTCAAGCAATTAGACGCAAACGAAGCAATGCCCGAATGGGGCACTAAGGGGACATGATGAAAAGAATACTTTTAATTGCTTCATTGCTATGCACTGGCGCACAAGCCCAGTTTTTCACTGGCAACGACTTGTTAACCCGTCTTAACTCAGACAGCAACATTGATAAAAGCATTGCAACGGGTTTCATTATGGGTGTGTATGACGCAACTCATAGTGCTATCCACTGCCCACCAGAGAATGTCACTGTTGGTCAAGTCAAAGACATGGTGATTAAGAACTTGCACAAAGGTGCAGAAGCCCGTCATTTGGCCGCAGAAGCGTTTGTAACCTACACGCTGAACTCTGCATGGCCCTGCCCTAAGAAAAGCAAAGGTAGAGACACATGAGAAATGTCAGCGGCTACCTGACAGACGATGGGCGCTTCTTCCAAGACAAAAAAGAAGCAGAAGCCCATGAAAGACTGCTTGGTGTGAACAAACTGATTGAACAATTTGTGGCGATGAAGTGGTCAAAGGGCGACAACATTGAAGACTCGCTTCAGGCATGGGAACGATATAAAACGGAGATGAGCAAATGAAAACAGTGATTGAGATGGCGCGAGAAGCTGGGTTTGCAACCTCATGGACTGAGGCTGCGGGTGAAGCACTTGAACGCTTTGCCGAGCTTGTTCGTGCTGACGAGCGTGAGGTTATTTCTGAAAAGAACAAGACCGTTATTGAACAGATCAACAAGCAAATGCAAGAATTGAGAGAGGCTGTGTTGGCTGAGAACGAAGCCTGTGCCCTGATCGCAGACGAGGCAGAGCCGTACAACGCAGCAGATCTGATCCGCAAGAGGGTCAAGGCATGACAGAGCAAGACTTGCTTGATGCAAAGCGTTTTCTGACTGACCTACACTT